AAACCTTCAACTGAAACATTTGCTGACGCAACAGAAGCAATCACTTTGGACAATTCACATATTGACCAAAGACGATTCGTTGTTCCATTTCAAGGTGGATATGATGGAGATAATCCAGCTAACCCACACTTGACAGCAGAAAATATCGTATCCACTAACACACAAGGATTTGATATATCATCAACATCAGCAGACGGATATACTGCTTATAAGAAAGCTATAAACGCTATAAGTAATCCTGATGAATTTGATATCAATATGTTGGTAACACCAGGTGTGATTCATAATCTACACTCAAGTATTACTAATCACTCGATAACAAAAGCTGAGGAAAGAGGTGATACATTCTATATCTTGGATTGTGTTAAGTATAATGCGAGTATAAGTGACGCAACTGCAGCTATCGAAGCACTCGATACTAACTACGCCGCTACTTATTATCCTTGGGTTAAGATAAGGGATAGAAACACTAACTTACCTGTATGGGTTCCACCATCAGTAGTGTTAGCTGGAACTATCGCATTTACCGATAGGGTAGCTCATGAATGGTTCGCACCTGCTGGATTGAATCGTGGTGGATTGACAACTGTAACAGAAGCTCAGACTCGTTTAACACACGCAGAAAGAGATACTCTGTATGAAGCAAGAGTCAACCCAATCGCATCCTTTCCTGGACAAGGTGTATGTGTATGGGGACAGAAAACCTTACAAGGTCGTCCATCAGCACTTGACCGAGTCAATGTAAGAAGACTATTAATTAGATTGAAGAAATTTATTGCATCTTCTTCAAGATTCTTAGTATTCGAACAAAACACATCTGCTACAAGAAACAGATTCCTCAATATTGTGAATCCTTTCTTGGAGTCAGTACAAGCTAATAGTGGTTTATCCGCGTTTAGAGTTGTTATGGATGACACCAACAACACACCTGATGTCATAGACAGAAATCAGTTGGTTGGTCAAATCTTTATTCAACCTACGAGAACTGCTGAGTTTATCGTGTTGGACTTCGTTGTCTTACCGACTGGAGCAGCTTTCCCAAGTTAATAAGGGAAAAACTACATAGAAAACCCCACTTTTTGTGGGGTTTTTTATTGCCTTAAAATATTTATTATGGAGAGAAAAACAAAAACTTCTAAAAAACTTCTAAAACACCATTTTGATGTTTTTTTGAAATTATGATATTTATATAAGAATAGACATTCTTAATTTAGGAGAAATGAAATGCCAGACTTATTAGATCCGTCAGAAATAATGTTCACTCCGTTTGAACCAAAGACGAAGAACAGATACATCATGTACATTGAGGGTATCCCTTCTTATTTGATTAAAACAGCGAACAGACCAACCATAGCTTTCGAGACCATCGAACTCGACCACATCAATGTGAAGAGGTATATAAAAGGTAAGGGAGCTTGGGAAGAATTAGAAATAACACTTTACGACCCAGTTGTTCCAAGTGGAGCACAAGCCGTAATGGAATGGGTGAGATTATCTCATGAATCCGTTACTGGTAGAGATGGGTATTCAGATTTTTATAAAAAAGATGTAACCTTTAATGTTTTAGGACCTGTGGGTGATAAAGTTGAGGAATGGACACTCAAGGGAACATACATTACCAACGCAACATTTGGTGATTTGGATTGGGCAAACGCTACAGACCCAGTCGATATCACATTGACTCTTAGATTCGATTACGCAATACTACAATTCTAATCTTAGTATAGGAGTAAAAAAACTATAATAGGTCTGGCAACTTGTTATAAAAAAAAGTGAGGTTTTAATCACAAACAAACTAATCAGTTTAATTAGGAGAAATAATAATGGCTGAAGAGAAACGCAAGTTTCCATCAGAGGTCGTTGATTTGCCTTCAAAGGGCTTATTGTATCCGAAAGACCATCCGTGTTCGAGTGGTCAAATCGAAATCAAATACATGACAGCCAAGGAAGAGGATATCTTGACCTCTCGTAATCTTATTCAAAAGGGAATAGTTTTGGATAAGTTGATGGAAAGTGTTATTATCGATGAAAAGGTAAAACTTGATGACTTACTATTGGGTGATAAGAATGCAATAATGATTGCTACAAGAATACTTGGATATGGTAAGGATTACTCAGTTCAAGTGGAAGACCCAAACACAGGTGAGAAACAAGAAGAAACTTTTGACCTAACCCAAATCAAGGACAAAGAACTTGATGAAAAGTTATTTAAAAAAGGTCAAAATGAATTCGAATTGGATTTACCAGCATCGAAAGTTAAAATAACTTTCAAACTATTAACTCATAAAGATGAAAAAGAGATAGAAGAGGAGTTAAAGGCATTAAAGAAGTTTCAGAAAGCAAGTGGAGTGACGAGTGAAATCACAACAAGGTTGAAAAAGGCAATCTTGTCCGTTGATGGAGACCAAACACCTAAACGAATCAATGAATTCGTGGATTATGAACTACTTTCAAGAGACTCATTGGCATTAAGAGAATATCTAAGGGAGATAACACCTGATGTAGATTTGACTTTTACATTTATAAGTGAATCTACTGGTGACGAAACCACTATGGATATTCCATTAAATGTCGAGTTTTTTTGGCCTGCGGGCAGAGGATAAGCCCGCTATACACGACCAAATCTTCTCCCTTTGCTTTCACGGAAAGGGTGGTTTTCATTTTACAGAAGTATATAATATGCCAACCTATCTGCGCCGTTTTTACATCAAGAAAGCACAAGAGTTCTACGACAACGAGAAGAAGGAATACGACAAGGCAAACAAGAAATCATCGCCTGGAATTTCTCGACCAGGTATCTCAAGAGGCCGTTAATTTTTCCATAATCTGATATTTATTATTGAGTTATACCAACTAATCAAATCGATTTAAATATTAAATTATACAAGGAGATGACAATGGCCTCATCTAAATCAAAACTAACAGAAACACAACTAATTGAAGGAATTATCGACAAGATGTTAGATGCCATCATGAAAGGTAGGTTGAAAAAAGTAGAACCTATACTGAAGACCGCGTCACCTGAATTGGTTAGACAAGCGAAGAAAGCTGATAAGGCTAACCAAGAGTTTAGAAAGGCTGCTGAAAAAGCATTTAAGTCTCGTACAGGTAAGAAAAGACAATCTACCGCCGACAAGAGAAGGGCAGGTAAGTTCGTTTAGGAAACAAAATGACCTCAAGTAAATCCGATAAAATAATACTATGGGGTGGTAAAGAAAACACCCTCATCCCACAGGCAAACACTAAAAAAATAAAGGAAGAGAATGCTCTATACGAAAAGCGAATTAATCTTGAGGCGGAACTTGAGGCAACAGAACAAAAAATTAACCAAATAAAGGAAAAGGGGTTAAAATACGAGATTAATGTATCTAAGGAACTAAAAGAACAGGCAAAAATTCGTGGTCGGATTAAAAAATTAATTTCAGACATTAACAAAGAAAATGATGACCTTCAACAAAAGTACGCAGAATCAGCAAATCTATCATCCTTACAGGCAAGGTTACAAAAACAAATATCATCGGAAATAGGAAAAGTTGGTAGTGGTATCGAAAAGGCCTCTATGGGTTATTACAAGACAAACCAAATGGCACATGGTTTTTTGGAGACAATACTCGACATACCATCAAAACAAGCAGATATAGTATCTAATATTAAACCTGCCAACGATTTACTTAAAAATGGGAATGATGTTTTAAAGCAACAAGGTAAGGATTACGAAAGTATAATAATGGGTAGTGGTGAGACCCTTGATTTAACGATGAAATTGGCAGAAAACTATGATGCCATTGGTACGAGTGATTTTGTCAATATGACAGCAGATGCTGAGAAGAATTTAAAACAAAGACAAAGAGAAGCCGACTACATAAAAAACACACTCGGCCCAGCATTACAATTAGCTTACGATTCTGGTGAAATAGATGCTTCAGAGTTTGGTTTGGCATCAAAAGAATTAAAAGAAATGTCTAAGTTTGCCAACAGAAATGTTAGGGAGGGACAGGCATTAGTCGAAAGAACAAAAGAACAAAACATCCAATCCAAACTAACTGCGGCAACCATAGATTATATGTCTAAACCATTGAATATGTTAAAGACAGGTATGGAAGCACTTCCGTTTGGTGGAGTTGCAAGTGAATTTTTAAACTTGGG